CAAGCACACATTGCGAGCGGTGGCAGGAATGCCGATCTCCGCACGAATGCAGCGGGACCGGGAAAAAGTCGCCGCCCTCAAAAGTCCGTCCCCTTGTACTGATTTGTACGGATTTTGTACGGGTCCCATCCAAAGCGGAAGGTCCCATGGAAGCCCCGAAGTGCCGGATATGCGGTGAAAGACATTGGAGCCGCCTTTGCTACGATGTGACGCCACCCGTCACGGAGCCTGTGACGAAGCCCGTCACAGTGACGAAACCCGTCACACAGACCATTCTCGATCTGGTTCATGAGAACGAGGCGCTGCGCGCCGAAATCGTCATGCTCAAGCGGGAACTGGCGAAGGCTAACCCGGCCCCAACGACATCGGCGGAACGCATGCGCAAACTGCGGGAGAAACGGAAGGCGTCAAATGGATGATCTGGCGATCTTTCACCGCATGCTCGATCCCGACAATTGGCCGGTTGATCCTGATGAAGTTCTGATCTTCGAGGATGAGGTGTGGGCTTTCGTGCCAAGCGGTGATCCGTTCGAAGAATGCCTGTGCAGGCCGTTGTTCTGGAAATTTCAGTGACCTCGCCGTGTCGATGGCCGCTCCCACACGACGCGAACCTCCCAATTGTTTTCATGGCAGTAGGAGCGCACCCGATCACGGGGCCATCCGCGCATATAGTGCAGGATCGGCGCGGCCTTTGTCACTCTGTCATCGCACAGTACGAGACCGGCCACAAAATGCGGCGCAGAAACTTGTGCGAGGATTTCAATCACCGCCCTTGTCATAATGCCATCAGTTGATTTTCCTGCGCCACGGCTTTGGCGGGAGCGGCACGCGCCTGCCTTCGTCGTCAAGGGTGAGGGGTTTGAGCTTGCCGGTCTTGACCATCTTGATAAGTATGGCCTTCGCCTGTCGGCGCGTCTTGCCCTTGTCCATCAATTCCCTGATGGCTTGCTCAAGGCTCACTGTGTCGTCAGTCATCGGATATCCACCAAAGATAACCATCCCAATAGTGCAGGTGGTTGCGGCCTCGATAGAGGTTGGTGAACCATGCGCCCAAAAGCTCGGCTGTCCATGGCGAGCATTTGATCTCAAAGCCCCGGATCATGTGATCCCCGCTTTGTCGGCGATGGATTTGATCTTGGCGCTCGCGATCTTGGCTTGCGTGACGGCTTCCCGATGCCCGCGCTCGGCTTCGGTATAGGTCGCATAGCGCCACTGATAGTCATCGAGCGGGCCGCCGAAGATCATGGTTTCGAACAGGACAGGCTCGCCGGTCGCGCGCATGTTGTGATTGAGACCAAGGAATACGGTGGAGATACGAACCGGCCCGATCATGTCTTGGGCGACGCGGCGGTCCGCAGTCGCAAACCACCTTGACCACGTCTCTAGGTCCACCGCGACCGGCAGACGGTCCATCAGGATGTAGTAATCGGGCCATTCCATCATGCGCCAAATTCCAAATCGCACGGAAAATTTGCAGGCTCGGCAATGTCGCGCTTGAGCGCTTTGCCGCTGGCCGCAAGCCACGCTTCGATATTGGCAAGCGTCACCCTGCCGATCTGATAGTACTCAAGCAACTCACTCGCGCTGTAGCGCGAGACCACATCGGGATCGATGGGGCAACCATCGTTGTTGTACCGCCATCTCCCCTCGCCATAGATGAGATTGCGCAGGCAGTTCTTGGCGCGGGTGTTCAACAAGCCTGTTGCAGGCTCGGGTTTCAGCGTCAGGCCGTAATCGGCAAGCCAAGCCTGAATGTTCGCGACGCTCTTGGCCCCGGTGTTGATCTGACGCCTGAGATATTTTGCGGAAAAGCCCGCAACGACATCGGGATCGATGGGGTAGCCATCAGCACCCCGTATCGGACCCCAGCCGGGGTAAATCAGCTTTCGAAGACTGTCCTGCGATCTGTTGGTGAGGGATGCCATCGCTTCACTCATCTGCGGCGGCGCGGCAGGCCGGTGGTGCAACCGGCCGTTCGGGAGCATACCCCTAGCCGCGCCGCCTGCATCCTAGCATATCGTAATTTTTGCGACAACGGGAGAGAGGCTATGTGTTTTTCGCTGGGCTGGGCCGAACAACTTTGCGTCTGGATTGTCGTCATCATCGCGGTGTGGTCGATCATCAAATTGCTGTTGCCCTATGTGACGCAATTCCTGCCCGCCATCGTGGTGCAGATCATCCAGATCGTGCTGTGGGCGATCATCGCCATCATCTGCATCTATGTCATTTTCGGGTTGCTCGCCTGCCTGATCGGAGCAAGCCCGCTGCACTTTCCAAGATAGTCAGGACCTTCCGCCCTACCCACCACCACCGCCATCGATCTGCCGGGGATGCTGATGGATTTCTGCACGCACTGCGGCGAATATCATCCGTCCGGCTACTGCCCGGAATTCGGTTTCCCGCCTCCATCGCCCCCGGTGAAGCGGGAATGGGCACCGGAACACACGCCTCCCGTTCCGGTGCCCGCCAAGGAGACCTCACATGAAACAGCAGACCATCAAGCGGCTCAAAGCCCTCAAAAAGCGCGGCCCGCTGCTGTTGCGCAAAACCAGAGGTGTGAAATTTTCCCGACTACCAAATTCCTCCCCCTTGAAGGCAGGCCATTCACGCCGGACGACATGAAACAGGAATTCTTGCCTGCAAGGCAGTACTTCAAGGCGGTCAGGCCGCGCTTCGACAAGCGGGCTTACATGCGCGAACTGATGCGCAAGCGCCGCGCTAGGCCATCTCCTTGAACCCGGCATGTTCCAGCATTTGCTTGAGAAGGCCCAATTGCACGATCTGGTCCGGCACCCGCTCGCCAGTCTCGGCGTGGAACGCGATCTTGGTCGCATCCGCCGCAATTTCGAACATCGCCAGCGCAAGCTGAAACGTCAGGTGCGCCCGCTGGGCCGGATCATCGACCAACTGGCAGGCGTCGCCCAGATTATTTGCGATGCGCTGGCAGGTGTGAACGCAGACATCCTTCAATTCGACACTGGATAATTGCGCCATGTTCCCCTCGCATTCGTAATAGTTAGGAATGGGAAAGTCTGCTATAAACCCCTCCGTAATTCTTGGGAAGCGGAAATATGGGCGGCGAAATCATGGAGTGCCTGAAATGCGGCGCGGGCACTTGGCACATCAACGGCGAGTGCCAGCGCTGCGCATTGCGGGTGCTGGTGTGCGGCGGGCGTAATTTCGAGGATCGCGCCATGCTGTTCCGCGTTCTCGACAGCCTGCACGATCAGACCCCGTTCGGTGTCGTCATTCACGGCATGGCAAGGGGCGCGGATCGGCTGGCCGATCACTGGGCGCTCTACAATCATATCCCGGTCTATCGGTTTCATGCGCTGTGGTTGAAGCAGGGCAACGCGGCAGGCCCGATCAGAAACCAGCGCATGCTCGACAAGGGCAGGCCGGATTGCGTGATCGCATTCCCCGGCGGCAACGGCACCAAGGATATGATCCGCAAGGCGATAGGCGCAGGGTTGCCGGTTTACAAGGTCAAGGCTGATGGTTCGATAGACCATGCTCTCACCGGAAGATGCGGCGTCGGAAATCATCCGGCGCAAGCAGATACGCAAGAGCCTCTATAATTGGTGCGAAGCCAATTCCTATATCCCCGCCCGCCACCACCGCCTGCTGATCGATAAACTTGAAAAAGTAGCCTCTGGCGACATCATCCGGCTCGCGGTGTTCATGCCGCCGGGTTCTGCCAAATCCACCTATGCCTCGATTTTGTTTCCGCCATGGTGCATGGCGCAGCATCCGAAGGCGCAATTCCTCGCAGCAAGTCACACCACCGAACTGGCGGAACGCTGGGGCCGCCGCGTTCGTAATTTAGTGGCTGAGCGTTCCAACATGCTCGGACTGACCTTGCAGGAGGACAACCAAGCCGCCGGGCGCTGGGCGACCAATCAGGGCGGCGAATACATGGCGGCGGGTGCCATGGTCGGCATCGCCGGGTTTAGAGCGTTGTTCGGTTTGATCGACGATCCGGTGCGCTCACGGCAGGACGCCGACAGCCAACTCATTCGGGATCGCATCTGGGACTGGTACCTGAACGATTTTAGGCCTCGCCTCGTGCCTCACGCGCGTCAGGTTTTAATTCAAACCCGGTGGCATGAGGACGATCTGGCGGGGCGGGCCTTGAACCACCAGCATTGGGATGTGCTTTCGCTTCCGGCGATTGCGAAAGTTGACGATCAGCTTGGCAGGCGGGTCGATGAGCCATTGTGGAATGACGATGATTATGGCTACGGCGCGCAACTACTGGATTTGAGGGAGACCACCCCTCCGAGAATTTGGTCCGCGCTGTATCAGCAGGCCCCGGCCCCCGATGAGGGGGAGTTCTTCAAGGAAGAATGGCTGCATGCGCTGGATATTTCGCCAAGCTGGCGAATGATGCGGATTTACGGCGCTTCCGACTACGCGGTGACGCAGGATGGCGGCGACTACACCGTGCATGTGGTGTTTGGAGTCGATTACCTCAACAATCTTTATTTGCTGGACCTCTGGAGGGGACAAAAATCCTCCGATGTGTGGATCGAGGCGTTCTGCGATCTCGTGGCGAAATACCGACCCTTGGCGTGGGCGGAAGAAAATGGACAGATCAAGTCCGGCGTCGGGCCGTTCCTCGAAAAACGCATGAGAGAACGCCGGGTCTACGTCAATCGCTATCAGTTTCCCACCCGTGGGGACAAGGCGGTGCGGTGCCGATCCATGCAGGGCCGCATCGCCTTGGATGGTCTCTACTACCCGAAGAATGCCCACTGGGTTGCTGACTGGCTCAGCGAAATTCTGGTGTTTCCCGCCTCCAAGCATGACGACCAATGCGACGCCATGGGTCTAGCCGGTCAGTTGCTCGATCAGATGGTGAAGGGGCGGGCCGGGAAGATCACCAAGACCGAATTACCGGATGACGGCTACGGCCACTCCAAACGCAACATCAAAACCGTGGATCACATGACATTATGATCGGCGCAGCGTCTGTCCTCGACACCGACCAATCGGAGTATGATGACAGCCATGATCCGCTGATCCGCAGGCGGCGCGAATTCGAGAATTATTGCTCGGCCAAGGCAAGGGAAATCGATGAACAGCGCTGGTCATGGCGCTACTATCACATCGATCAGTGGACCTCGGACCAACTGCGCATCCTGAAAAAGCGCGGCCAGCCGCAAATCACCTTTGACCGGACCGGACGTAAGATCGACAGCCTTTCAGGCACCATCCGCAGGCTTCGCACCGATCCCAAATGCTACCCGAACACCCCGAACGGTGAACAGGGGGCCGAAGTCGCCACCCAAGTGATCCGCACCATTTGCGATGCCAGTTTCGCCGAAGACATCGAAGTGGAATGCTGCCGCGACGGCCTGATCCACGGCATCGCGGTGGATGAACTGATGCTGGTCACGGGCGACAAGGGCGATCCCGATCTACGTTTCGAACATCGCGATCCCCGTACTTTTTTCTACGATCCGCGAAGCCAGAAGAACGATTTCGGCGATGCGAGGTTTCACGGCATCTACAAATGGGCCGACATCGACGAACTGGAAGAACTGGCCCCCGGTGCGTCGGAAAAGGTCAAATCCTCCTATGACAGCGACGGCGGGTTCTGGACCGCGTTCGACACCGACCGGGAGGTGATGTGGGTCGATACGCGAAACCGCGTCCGGCTGGTGGATCACTGGTACCGCAGCGGCAGCATGTGGAGGTGGTGCCTGCACACCGGATCGGTGGAGTTGCTGAGCGGCGACAGCCCGTTCATCAACGAGCGCGGCATGTCGATTTCGAAATATTCCGCGTTCGCCAACATGATCGATATCGATGGCGATCATTACGGTTTCATCCGCAGGCTTAGAGGACCCCAAGACGCCATCAATCAGCATCGCTCAAAAGCGCTGCACATCATGAACACACGGCAATTGAAGATCAAGGAAGGCGCGGTTGACGATGTGGAAGTCGCCCGTAGAGAAGCAGCTAGGCCAGATGGGACACTGGTTTATCGCGGCGACAAAAACGATCTTGAAATCGTGCAGCCGGATCAGGAGTTTTTGCAGCAAACGAATTACTACAATGATGCAAAGACGGAGATAGACAGCTTCGGTCCCAATCAGCAACTCATTCAGGAATTCGGTCAGAACGTCTCGGGACGCGCGGCCAACATGCTGCAACAGGCGGGACTGGCCGAACTCGGGCCGTTCCTGAAAAACTTCCGCATGTGGAAGCTGGAACGCTACCGCAAATGCTGGGTGGCGGCGCAGCGCTACTGGACAACCGAACGGATGTTGCGCGTCACCGACGATGCGGGCGTGGCGCAGTTTTTACAGATCAACGCTGTCGAGAACAATCCGCTCGATCCGTGGGGGCGGCCGATGCTGGTCAACATGCTCGGCAACATCGAC